CGTTTTGCTGAAACTGATTGATAGCGTTTCGCTCTTCCTGGCGTTGCTGCTGCTGTATTGCCCGTAAGGCTGCAAGCTGTTCACTGAGTCGCTTATACTCTTCGGTGTTGAACTTTTCAGCTTTACGGGCATTGGTGGTTTCCCGTATGGCCCTAGCTAAATCCTCCTGGCTTTCAACCGCCGATTTAACACCTTTAATCTCAACTTCGTATATAAGGACTCTGGTCATGCTGCTATGTTTCGTGCTTCTTCAATGGCCGCTTGGTAGATTTCATCAAAGTTTTCCACCAAAAGCTCGAATACCTTGAATTGTTCTTGAATGATTTTGTCTGCATTCACCTCAAAGCCAAACTTTATCCAATCAGTACGCCTACCGTTCTTTGAAAAGGCAAACGATCCAGGTAGCGGGAAACCAAGTATAGTGGCTTTATTGAGCGTTAGGAACGTGAACCGCTTTAAATTCGACTCAGAAAGCCCAGGTTTTACGACTCTGGCCCACTGTAATAGCCTTGCCTGGGCCGCCGCACTTGTGTCTACCTTACTCGCTGGTATTCCCGTGTCCAAATCTAAAAGGTAATCGTTGCCTTCAATGCCAATGCGCAAAGTATCTCCGACACTTTCGACAACTTTTGCCTTTAATGAGGCTATGCCTTGACCTGTTGCAACGTGGCCCTGTTCCCTCAATTCGTCCTTGCCTTTTTCTACTAGGCTTTCCACGGCGTTGAGGGCAATACCTACCAATTCCTGATACGTGACTATCCGCATGACTCGCAGTTTGTGACAGGGACAACGAATTGGGGAAAATCCTTGTAAATCATTCTCGTTGTCTCAACTTCACAAACCTGAATTGTAAGCGGCGTTGCATATCCACGCGCCCCGCCTATCGCTCCGTCACTCCATTTTGTAAAAGCCCAACGGGCGTTTGGCACAATAAGACTTTCGATCCATTCGCCTTGGGTGCTAAGTAGCCCGTATGTGTCTTGCTCAATTAGATAATTTGCCTCTGGTTGGGTAAACCAAAAATCATCAGTACCGTTGGTGAATACTTCGTGTTTCAAAAGCCTGCGAAGAAACGAGCGAAGAATGTAGAAAGAGTTTTGAAAGGCGCTTTCGGTTTCCAGGACTTCCGGAGGGCAATTCTCGCAAGTGTTGCGGTCAAAAGCAATGATGTTTAATTCCAGGTAAACCCGGTCGCTTTCGATTGAGTCGGTATAGCTTCCAGTTTCTTCAATCACCAATCCGGGGTATTCAAAGACCATCTTAGACGGATCAGCCCCCGCCGCATCCCAGTTACGGGAAAAAAAACGCCCGGCCTTGTAATCGCCATACGTCGCCCCCAATGATGGGTGCATGACGCTGGGTTGCATATCGTCCACAAAAGCAGCAAAGGAGTTAACCCGGTGAGGCACTCCCTTTTTGTTTTGTTCCCTTGAGGCCATTTGGGCCACGATCTTGCGGCAAATGGCAATGAAGTCATTTTTGGTTAGTACTTTCACACCCGTGAATTTTTAAGTGAAGTAAGAAAAACAAAATCCTCAAAGTCGCTTTTCCAAAGTGATTCCATACCTCCGATGTACCATTGTTCCCGTAGTGCTGCGTCCAGTAGTAACCGCCACCCCATCAGCTCGAAAGCTTCCCGCGCCGCCGCTTCACGATCCCTGGTTTCTTTCGACTTAGTTCCTGAACCCTGGTAGGGCGAGCCGTTCCAGAAGAATTGGTAGTCTGGTTTTGCAGCCAAAGTAAGTATGAATTGATCAAAAAAAAACGAAGGATTAAGACTTCGCCAGCGGTTACGGTTCTGAAAGTTTGCATCCTATCGTTTAGAAAAGATTCCAACTCTTTTCTGTTCCAGGGTAGCACCTCCCCTTTCTTTCTTACAAGTATTGCCAATTCTCGCAGCCCTAAAGTAAAGTCCATACTACCCAAAGCAAATTTCTTTTCTTCCAGGTTTTTTTCTGCGATGCGTCGAAACTCAAGCACTTCAATTGCTTCGCCTGTACTCACACCCTCCAAGGTCAAAAACTTAGCCGCCTTGAGTTGATCCAATTGGTATTCTTCGCCGCTGACAACCAACTTAAAAACTTTGTCTTTGAGCGTTTCAGGCTTGAAGGTGTTGATAACTGTGTTCAAGTGTGCGTACAGACGCATAACAGACAGATCGGCTTCCAGTGTAACAGTAAAGCCGTTCAAAAACAATTCTTCAATCGGTTCATCAAGCGAAAACGGTAAGTCCCAAATCCAATCTCCGTACACGTAATCTAATGCCCTGGTGATTGCAATGATTGCAGCCTGGCTGTCTTCTGTTTCTTGTGCTGTAAAATATTCCTGCTCTTGGTCTTTGAAGTCGCAAAACGCCTCCCACGGTATTTCATGTGCGGTAAGTGGTAGATTGATTGTAGCTCCGGTAGATAGTTGTGCAATCATCCGCAAGATTCACATTCGCCTGACGTTTCCCGCCCGGCTTTGGCTGAGTAATCTAGTTCCTTTTTGTACTCGCTTGGCTGCTTGGCTTGCTTTGCGGGTATCTCTTTGGGTTGGTGGTTGAGTCCTTCTTGGTTCAAAAAGAAGTCCACAATGCGAGGTTTGTCAGCTATGTAGAACTCACCCAAGGAAAGCATCATTGAGCGCCAGAATTGCGCCCTAAACCCTGCTTCTTTGGCATCTTCATATGCTTCAAGTAGTGCGTTAAAAATAGCCTCTGCTTCGGGGTGTACCCACTCGCTTTTGATGGGTTCCATCACATCTACATCAACCTCGCCTTTTAGGAAGCTTTTAAGGGCTTCCGCAACTTCTGAAAAGTCGTTTGATGGGTAATTTACCTCCCCTCCAATGACCAACATTTCTTTATTGAAAAGCGTGGTCATAAGGAAATTAAATTTGTTCAATTCCTTTGGTGGTGTTTGTTCAATTTCGGTTTTGACTTTTGCCATTATGTTTGATTTATCCTTTACCTGTTTTGATTTCCCCCGGCCTTGGAACATGCTTCACAATCCAGGTAAACCCATATCGACCAGCGTCCAAGCTGTGGTTATATTGATCTATCGGAGTGTCGCTTTTCTTGTCGGCCCACACATAGTTGTCAAGCTCGTTTTTGATGTTTGGGCTATCGGACGTAACAACGATTTCATAATCCTTCATGTCTTTGATGCCCTGAATAATGGAGTTTGGCCCTTTCTTCGCCTCAATCACCCTAAACCCCTTGGAGCGCAAAAACATTACAGTGCGCTTTTCGTTGGTATCCGATACAATGGGCTTGCCCTTATCCGGTATCGCGTCCTCCATCATCCTTAAAAGCCCCTCATTTGAAAGCTCTGTTTCGTAAATCAATTCTTTGAGGTAAATCTTTTTCCGCTTTCGATCCACTGCAATCTTCACAAGTGCAAGCGGATCAGGGAAGTACCCAAAGTCCATAGCGTAAATATACGGTAACTTTTCATCAAATACACCCTCGGACCAATCCTCGTAAATTACACCCTCTGCTTTTTCAATCCATTGGCCAATGATGTAATGGCCATACTTCTTTGGGTTGTTGACCTTGAGGTCGTAAATCCTGCGAAGGTAAGACTCTGAAAGGTTGTCTTTGTTGTCCAGGTACGTGACGTGGATGTGTGTAACGTCTGGGTGTGTGGAGATACTCACTGGCACCCCGTCAATAATTTCAGTCCTGCGAGTGTCTTGAATCCAACGCTTGTAAACCCAGTGGGTTTTATTCGTCGGGTTCATAATCAAGATGATCAGGTTTGTTTTGTTTTTGTCCCTGATCGAAAGGTCAATCTTATCAAATTCATCCTCATTGGTCAATTCCTCGGCTTCATCTAGCACAAAAATATTGGACTTGATTGACTTTAGTTTTGCGGTTTGGGATTTGGACCCGGACTTTAAGCCCCTGAATGATACGGCTGATCCGGTAGAGCCGCAATACACATCGTTTTTCTTTTGGGTAAAGTAGGGGTGAAGGTTTTGAATGTCGATCTTTTCAGCAAATTCAAGGACTACCGAATCATTGGCCGCCGCCATTGTGTAGCGTGTGTAAAGTATGCGCTGATTGTGGTGCTCTGCCATAATTCGAGAGCAAAGAAGGGTAATAGCAAAAGACTTTGCAGCACCACGGCCACCAGATAGCAGCACGTAGCGAGTTTTTGGAGCTTCAAAAAGGGGGGCAAACTTTTCATTTACTCGGATTTCACCCATACTATTTTTGGAATTT